TGTTTATTATTTTATTATAACAATAATTGCATAGGGTGGAATTGGATAAATAAATCTGTTGCTTTTAATTGGATCGACATAACTACCCAACTCCAACCAAATGAACTATATGCTGGTGGGTGTTTCGTATCTAAAATAGTAAAAAGACCTGCTGATGCTGGTTTATATGATTATAATATGTTTTTCAATTATTGTTTAAATAATATTGATGGTATTGATACAATATATGGTTATTGTGATGTTTGGAATAAAGCAGCAATACGAGTAAATTACATGTGTGGTTGGGAAAATTTTAATTGGATAAAATAAATTTGGTGGTCTCCATTCTCTTGTATATATTTATATCAAACAAATAAAATTTATTATGACATTATTAGTAATCTTAATCATCGTTGCAGTAGCAGTATTCGTTGCTGTAAAAACTGGTAAAGTAAAAGATGAAAACAACAACAACATTCCTGACGCTATTGAAAAGCCAATTGAAGAAGTTAAGGAAGTAATTAAAGAAACCATTGCAAAAGTAAAAGCACCTAAAGCTCCAAAATCACCAGATGCAAAACCAGCAGCTAAAAAACCAGTAGCAAAAACAACAGCTAAGAAAGTAAAATAAAAAAAAACAGTTATGAGTTTAAAATTAACGGCTGAAGAATTACAACAAATAAAAGACCTACAGTCTAAGTACAACCAAACTATATTTGAGATTGGTGCATCTGAGGCACAGTTGATTGCGTTTCGACAAGGCATTGATAAATTAGAAAAAACTAAAGATAATTTAGTATCTAATCTTTTAACAATTGAACAGAAAGAATCGGAACTAACTAAATCATTACAAGAAAAATACGGGGTTGGTAATATAAATCCAGAAACTGGAGAAATAACACCGATCCAACAGTAACCTGCGGTTTATAGTTGTTTTTGGATATTTATTATTAGGTTAATCCTATTAAATTTTCAAAAACAATTATAAAAAATGGGCGAAAAAATTTTATCTCCTGGCGTATTCCAAAATGAATCTGACCAATCGTTAGTTCAAAGAGGTATCCAAGGTACAGCAACTGCCATCGTTGGTCCAACTGTGTTGGGTCAACCTTTTGTTCCTACCTATGTTACTTCATATAGTGAATTTACATCAAAATTCGGAGAAACATTTAAGAGTGGTAGTTACTACTACGAATATTTAACATCATTAGCTGCTAAAGATTTCTTTCAAAATGGTGGCCAAACATTATTAGTAACCAAGGTTATCAGCGGTACATCTAATGTTAATAACTACGCTTCAGCCAGTGTTGGTTTTGCTAGTGGTAGTATATTTGCTACTGGTAGTGGTACCATTGCTAATGCTTTTATAGACGGTACTGAAGCTAGAATTACTTACAATGGTAATCTATACAGATTCCAAGCTTCTGGAAATCCACTTCCACAAGACGATATTGATGGTAAATTATATTTCTTCAGCACTGGTTCATCAGCTGCAGGAACTACATCTAATTTAGCAACAGCAATTAATGGCGCTCTATCAGGATCTGCATCAAGTGCAAGTGTAGACATTGTTTCTGCTTCAGCAAACTCTGCAGTACTAACAATTTCAGGTTCTGTTGTAGGTGCTTATGCTAATGGTATTACATTAGTAACTGGTTCTGGAACTTCTTTCCAAACTTCATTTATCACTTTAGGTGGTGGTACTGATGTATCTTCAGGTGCTTCATTTGTATTAGAAACATTAGCTTGGGGTAACCAAATGAACAATACATCAAGTATGTCAGGTGGTGCTTTAGCAAGCGGTAGTGCAACTAACGTTCGTTGGGAAGTTACAAGTGTAAACACAGGAAGTGGTACATTCAATTTAGCAATACGTGCTGGTAATGATAATAACGCTCAAAAGAATTATTTAGAAACATTCGCGAATGTATCATTAGACCCAGCATTACCTAACTATATCTCTCGCATAATTGGTGACATCAAACCAGTTTACAAAGTAGATGGTGATGGTACTTCATATATTGATTATGTTGGTTCTTATGCTAATGCTTCTCAATATGTTCGTGTTAAGTCAGTAACTACTCCAAACGTAGATTCAATTGATAATAACGGTAATTTCAAATTATCATTATATGGCTCTACTTTACCATTTGTTGGAAGTGGATCTAATGGTGGTTCATTTGCTGGTGGTGCGATTCCAACAAGCACAGTTCAATTTATGAACGAAACAATTACAACCGGAAATATTCAAGGATTTGCTCCTGCTGATTATATTACTGCATTCAATTTATTATCAAATAAGGATGAATACCAGTTTAATGTATTACTAGCACCAGGTATTACCTTAAATAATAGTGCTGCAGCAACAATGATCGCTACTTGTGAAAATAGAGGTGATGCTATTGCAATTGTAGATACTATGACATACGGTTCAACTGTATCAGGTGCTACAAGTGCTGCTGCTGGTCAATCAAGTAACTACGCTGCAACATATTGGCCTTGGATTCAATTATATTCAAGCGGATTAGGTAAAGCTGTATGGGCTCCAGCATCAACTGTAATGGGTGGTGTTTTAGCATTTAACGACCAAGTAGGCGCTGAATGGTTTGCTCCAGCAGGTTTAAACCGTGGTGGTGTTCCTTCAGTATTAAAAGCTGAAAGAAAATTATCTCAAAATGATCGCGATAACCTATACAATGGTAACGTTAATCCATTAGCTACATTCCCTGGTGAAGGTGTTGTAGTATTTGGTCAAAAGACATTACAACGTAAAGCAACAGCTTTAGACAGAGTAAATGTTCGTCGTTTATTAATTGCATTAAAAGACTTCATCGGTCAAGTAGGTAAAAACTTAGTATTTGAACAAAATACAAATGTAACTCGTAACAGATTCTTAGCTCAAGTTAACCCTTACCTAGAATCAGTAGTACAAAGACAAGGTTTATATGCTTATAAAGTTGTAATGGATGAAACAAATAATACAGCTGATGTAATTGATAGAAATCAATTAGTAGGTCAGATTTACATCCAACCAACAAAAACAGCTGAATTTATCATATTAAATTTCAACGTATTACCAACTGGCGCTACATTCCCTGCATAAGGGATGTAGTTGCTTAATATTTATTAATAGCAATTAAACACAACATAAAATGGCAGTATTAGACGCTAATGAAATAATGTTCACAGCATTTGAACCTAAAGTTCAGAATCGCTTTATCATGTATATCGATGGTATTCCAGCGTACTTGATTAAGAAAGCATCTGCACCTGGATTTGAAGCTGGTGAAATTATTCTAGACCATATCAACGTTTACCGTAAAGTTAAAGGTAAAGTACGTTGGAACGACATGACTTTAGAATTATATGATCCTGTAACTCCATCTGGTGCTCAATCAGTAATGGAATGGGCTCGTTTGGCTCACGAATCAGTAACAGGCCGTGATGGTTATTCTGATTTCTACAAGAAAGACTTAACTTTAGATATTTTGGGTCCAGTAGGTGATGTAGTAGGTGAATGGATAATCAAAGGTGCTTACGTTAAAACAGCTACATTCGGCGATTACGATTGGGCTAGTGACGCTGCAATCAACTTATCTGTAACAGTAGCTATGGATTACTGCGTATTGAATTTCTAAAAAATTACAATATTTCTTTTCTAAGGACGTTTGCTTTGGCAAACGTCTTTTTTTTTCGTATATTTATATATATAAAATATATAAAATAAGTTTATGGCTGAATTAAAAATTCCAACAGAGACAATCTCTCTACCATCAAAAGGTTTATTGTATCCCGAAACATCTCCGTTATCTAAAGGACAAATTGAAATGAAGTATATGACAGCTAAGGAAGAAGATATCCTTACTAACACTAACTTTATTCGTCAAGGTACGGTAATTGATAAATTATTGCAAGCACTGATTGTAACTCCTATTGAATATGGTGAGTTATTGGTTGGTGATAAAAATGCAATATTAGTTGCTGCTCGTGTTTTAGGTTATGGTAAAGACTATACATTTAAGTATACAAATCAAAGAAACCAAGAATCAGAAGTAACAGTAGATTTATCAGCTCTAGAAGACAAACAAATAGATGAATCATTATTTAGTCGTGGCGTTAATGAATTTACATTTACTTTACCACATTCAGGTAACAATATAACATTCAAACTATTAACACACGGTGATGAACAGAAAATCGATGCTGAAATTAAAGGCTTACAAAAAGTAAACCCAAATTCATCTACTGACGTTACAACACGTTTAAAATATATTATTACATCAGTTGAAGGCAAACGTGATCAAAAAGATATCCGTGAATTTGTTGATAACTACCTAATAGCTAAGGATGCTAGAGCATTACGTGAATATTATGCTAAAATTTCCCCAGACATTAATTTAACATTTATGCCTGAAGATGAAAGTTATACAGGGGAGGGTATAACCATACCAGTATCACTTAACTTTTTTTGGCCTGACTCCGGAGTATAGATTATATCTGTTTTCTCAAATTCACGAAATAGTATTTAATAGTCAAGGCGGTTATGATTGGAATACTATATATAATATGCCCATTTGGCTTCGTTTGTTTACATTTAATAAATTAAGAGAACATTACGAAAAACAAAAAGAAGAAATGGATAAACAACAATCTATGTTAAAAAACAAATCAGGAAAAAGTGACTTAGCACGACCAAACATAGCTCCAAAACCAACATAT